GATATGATTAATCTTAAATCTCAACAAAGGAAATAAACAATGGCACAACCAACTAATACGTTTGACACGTATGATTCAGTAGGCGAAAGAGAAGATCTTTCTGACGTTATCTACTCAATCTCACCAACAGATACGCCCTTCCTTAGTTCTGCAGCTAAAACAAAAGCAACTGCTGTAGTTCACGAATGGCAAACAGACTCACTTGCAGCAGCATCATCAAGTAATGCTGTTATTGAAGGTGACGAAGCAACTTTAGACGCAGCAACTGCAACAGTTAGACTTTCTAACAGTTCTCAAATTATGGATAAAACTGTAGTTATTACTGGAACTCAAGAGTCTGTTGATAAAGCAGGTAGAGCATCTGAAATAGCTTACCAAATCGCTAAAAAAGCTAAAGAGCTTAAAAGAGATATGGAAGCAATGCTTACAACTAACAATGCAGAAGTTGCAGGAAATGCTACAACTGCTAGAGAAATGGGTTCTTTAGGAGCTTGGGTTATCACTAATGATAACAAAGCTGCTGATGGAACTACAGGATCTGGTATTGGAAACACTGCTAGAACTGATGGAACTCAAAGAGCTTTCACAGAAGCACAATTAAAAGATGTTATCAAATCAGTATGGAATGCTGGTGGAGATCCATCTATGATTATGTGTGGCCCTTTTAATAAGCAAAAACTATCTGGCTTTACTGGTAATTCTACTAGATTTGACGCTGGTGCAGATGCAACTTTATACACTTCAGTAGACGTGTACGCATCTGACTTTGGTCAATTACAAGTAGTACCTAACAGATTCTCTAGAGATAGAGATGCTTATGTATTAGATATGGAATACTTCGGTGTTGCATTCTTAAGAGACTTCTCTATGCATGAACTTGCTAAGACTGGTGACTCAGAGAAAAGACAGCTTCTTGTTGAAGCAACTCTAGAATCTAGAAACGAAGCAGCTTCAGGATTAGTAGCAGACTTAACTACATCATAATAATTATAACTGTTTGGGGGAGTAACCTTTTAATCTGCTCCCCCAGCAGATTCTAACAATGAAGATCTGAGAGAGGGTTAAGATCAGAACATTTAAGGAACACAATGAGAACATTAAACGACTATTTTTTAACTTCAACTATCGCAGACATCAGTACAGCATCATCAACTTTTGTACCTGTACCAGATGGAGGAAAAATTATTAAAATTATAACTTCACTTCAAGGTGCAATTTCTTCTGCAAATGGAGGAATATCTTTTGAAATTGGTGGAACTGCAGTAACTGGTGGTGGCATAACTGTTGCACACTCAGGTTCAGCAGCAGGTGATGTTGATACAGCAGAACCTACAGCACTTAATGAAGTACTAGAAGATGGAACAATTGAAATGATTACTGATGGAGCATCAAGTGGTGCTAAAAAATTAGTAGTAACATTTGTTATAAGAAGATAATTAATTATGGGGATGGTAACATCCCCTAACAAAAGGAACAAAACATGAACTATGGATTAAGACATGGAGTTACACTTAAATTAACTTCAGGATCATCAAACACTAGAAGTGATGCTTTTACAGATGGAACAGAATATATTAGAGTAGTTAGTACTATTGCTTGTCACATAGCAGTAGGTGTAACTCCAACAGCTGCAGTTACTACACCATTATTACCAGCAGATGAAGTTGAAATTATTAAAGTATCAGCTGGAGAAAAAATAGGTGTATTAAGAATTGGTGGATCAGATGGAGAATTATACGTTACAGAACTAACTGAATAATTTATGGGTAAAATAAGATCAGTTGAATATGATGCAGGTGTAAAGACTAAATACATCCAAGAGTCTGATGGTCAATTAACTATTAATAACTCTCAAGATGTAAACCCTTTATTAAAAAGAAATAAAGCATTATACAATCACGACTCTGGTTATATTTCTGGTGCTAAAGAAATGAAAAGAGTGGCAAGTATACCACCTTTAATACTTTCTATATGGGCTAAAGAATATAATGGAACTAATAACTGGTTTCAATTACCTAAAGATATACAAAGAAAAATTATGAGAACTAAACTAAACAGTAATGAGTTTAGATATTTTAGAACAGCTGAAGGAAATTTATAATGGCATTAACAACATTTTCAGGATTAAAATCATCTATAGCAGATTGGTTAAATAGATCTGATTTGACAACTCAAATTGCAGATTTTATTGCACTAACTGAAGCTGACTTTAATGCTAAACTAAGAATACGACAGATGGAACAAATAGATGCTATTACAATAGATTCTGAAACAGAATCTGTTCCTACTGGTTTTATAGGTGTAAGATCTTTTTATATACTATCAGCTAGTACCAAATATGCTTTGGAATATATAACTCCACATAATATGTTTGAGATTAAAGCTGGATCAACAACTGCTAGACCTAGAGTCTATACAATTGAAAGTGATAATGAAACAGAAACTTTACGTTTTGGGCCTTCCCCTGATTCTGCTTATACTGGGTACTTATCATATTATAAAAGTTTTGGAGCTCTTAGCGATTCTAATACAACAAATTACATTTTAAATAATCATCCAGGAATATATTTATATGGTTCATTATACCATGCAGCTAACTTCTTAGGTGGTATAGATCCTAACCAAGTACAACAATGGTTACAGATGTATATTGCAGCTATGGAAAGATGTGAAAATAATGACAAACAAGATTCGTATGGTGGAGCACCTGTTCAACAAAGAACAGATGTACAAACAGACTTATCATTTTATAGAGCTAGATAATGATTGATAAAAAAGAAAGAAAACAATTAAAAAAAGCATCAGCTCATCATTCTAAAAAACATATGAATATGATGGTTAAAGATATGAAAGCTGGTTTAAGTTTTAATAAAGCTCACAAAAAAGCTGTTAAAAAAGTAGGAAAATAATGCAAATACCTTTTGGAGAATGGCTACCTGATCAACCTGCACATGGTATGAAAGGTGCTAACGTAGCAACTAATGTTTATCATGCTTTGGGATCTTACAAAAGATTTCCATCATTAGTATCATATTCAGGTACATCAAATACTACAAAAGATGCACATGGATCTGGTTCTTTTAGAGATAACTCTAATGCTGTATTTAATTTTGTAGCAACTAGAACAGATATATATCAATTAGCATCAGGAGCTTTTACTTCTCGTAAAGGAAGTTTAACAGGAGCTGATGATGACTATTGGACATTTACACAGTTTGGTGAACACATTATTGCAAGTAATGGAGTAGATGCAGCTCAATTTTATTTAATGGGAACATCAACTAACTTTGCTGCTCTTACTTCAATTCAAACAGCAGGAACTTGTCCTGTGTTTAGAGTTTCTGGAGTGATAAGAGATTTTTTAGTTACAGGTAATATAGTTGGAGCAACAAACAGAATTCAATGGTCTGGTATTAATGACATAACAGTATGGTCAGGTAAACAATCAGACTTTCAAGATCTTCCAGGATCAGGTGGTAGAGTTGTAGCTATAACTTCTGGAGAAGTAGGTTATGTATTTAGACAAAACCAAATAGTACGTATGGACTATGTTGGTGGAGCAACAGTATTTAGACTTTCAGTAATTTCACCTAATAGAGGTGCAGTATATGGAAGAACAGTATGTCAAGATAATAGACGTGTATTCTTTTATGCTGATGATGGTTTCTATGAAATACAAGGTGATAACGTAGTAGGTATTGGAGTAGAAAAAGTTAATAGATTTTTTGATGCTGATTTAAACAAAGCATATGCTGATAGAATAGTAGCAGCAACAGATCCTTTTAATACATTAGCTATGTGGTTGTACCCATCAGTTAATAATACTTCTAATACAACAGGTACTTGTGATAGAATGATTATATATAATTACTCTACACAAAAGTGGTCTTTAGCAAAAACAAACGCTAGTCAAATATTTCCACAATTTGTAGGAGCTTATACTGTAGAATTAATGGATATTATATCTGAAAATCTTGAAGATATTAATGCTGCATTAGATACAGATTATTGGGATGGTGGACAGATGTTTTTAGGTGGAATAGATAACGAATTTAAAGCTGCAATCTTTTCAGGAAACTCAAATGAATGTGAAATAGAAACAGCAGAATTAGAAGGTTTCCCAGGTGCTAGAACTAACATTCAAGGAGTTAGACCAATAGTAGATGCAGAAGCAACAGTAACTGTAAAAACTAGAGAAAGATTAGCAGATACAGAAACAGAATCTAGTTCATCTACAATGGTAGATAGTGGTATTAATCCTGTTAGACAATCAGGAAGATACATAAGAGCTAATGTAAAAATAGCTGCAGGAACAACATTTAAACACGCACAAGGAATTGATATAGTTGCATCAAAAGCAGGATATAGATAATGACAGATACAACAGATATAGATAATGTTAGATATTCTATGGAGACACAAGAATTTTTTCAAAGACAAATTGAAGAAGCAATTAATACATTAGTAAATAAAAATAATAGCGAAAGCGATAAAGCATTCGTATGGTTTATGGAGTAAATTATGGCAGGAACATTTTTAGGTAAATACGATACAACATCAGCAAACAACACAGCTACAGGAACTAATTCAATTTCAGTTGCTGAAGGAATGCTACCATCAAATATTAATAATGCTTTTAGAAGTGTTATGGCAGATATTAGACAACATTATAATGTTGCTGAATGGATTGAATATGGAGATGGTGCAGGTACTTACACAGCTACTTATGCATCAAGCACATCATTTACAATTGATGGATCTAATGTAACAGCTATTTATCATGCTGGACGTAGAGTTAAAGTTGTAGCATCAACGCCAGGCACAATATATGGTACTATATCTAGTACATCTTTTTCAACAAACACAACAGTTAATGTTACTTGGGATTCAGGAAACTTATCTAGTGAAGCTATTACAAGTGTACATATTGGTGCATTAGCTAAAACAAATAATTCAATACCTACAGAAGTTATTGCAACAGGTAATATTGCAGATAGTGCAGTAACTACTGCTAAACTTGCATCAAATGCAATAACAACAGTTAAGATTACAGATGGTAATGTAACACTTGCAAAACTAGCATCAGACTCTGTAAATGGAACTAAAATTGCAGATGACGCTATTGACAGCGAACATTATACAAATGGTAGTATAGATACTGCTCATATAGCTGCTGACCAAATAGTAGGATCTTTAATTGCAGATAATGCTATTGATAGTGAACACTATACTGATGGATCAATCGACACAGCACATATAGCTGCAGATCAAATTACAAATGCTAAAATAGCAGATGATCAAATAGATTCAGAACATTACGTAGATGGATCAATTGATACAGCTCACATAGCAGACTCACAAATTACTTCAGCAAAAATTGTAGATGGTGCAATTCTTAATGCAGATATAAATGCAAGTGCAGCTATAGATGCTACTAAAATTGCAAATGGAACAGTTACAAGTGCAGAATTTCAATACATTAATACTTTATCATCTAATGCTCAAACTCAATTAGATGCCAAAGCTGCAACAACTTATGTTGATGATGCAGTTGCTGGATTAAGAACTAGAATTATTGCAGAGTGTGCTTCAACTGCTAATGTAACAATTTCATCTGCTCTTGAAGCTGGTGATGCTATTGATGGTGTTACACTTGTTGCAGGAGATAGAGTTTTATTAAAAAATCAAAGTACAGCATCTGAAAATGGTTTATATACTGCAGTAGGATCTGGTGCTGGTGCAGCATCAAGAGATACACAATTTAATTCTATTTCAGAATTATCTGGTCAAATGGTTGTTGTTAATCAAGGTTCAGTTAATAATGATAAAATATTTTTATGCACTACAAATAATACAGCATCATTAGGTTCTGATTCAATTACTTTTACAACTATTACTCCACAAAATGTTGGAACAGTAACTTCTATAACTGCTGGTACTGGTTTATCTGGAGGTGCAATTACATCTTCTGGAACAATAGCAATTGATTCAACAGTTGCTACACTTTCTGGAACACAAACTTTAACAAACAAAACTTTAACTTCACCAAAAATAAATGAAGATGTAGCTTTAACTTCTAACGCAACAGAGCTAAATTTATTAGATGGAGTATCAGGATTGGTTCAAGCAGACTTTACTAAACTAGCTGCTGTAACAGCTTCAGCTGCTGAATTAAATACATTAACTGGAGTAACTGCTGTTGTTGGTGAACTTAATGCTTTAGATTTAGGAAGTACAGCTGTTGGAAATGGTATAGCAAGTAAAGCAGTTATTTTAGATGCTAATTTAGATTATACTGGAATAAGAAATGTTGGTTTAACTGGTACTCTTGGTGTTGCTGGAATTTCTTCTTTTGCTGTAGCAGCTAATGTTGCACAATCAGCACTTTCTTCATCAAGTAATGCTGTAGCTTGGGATGCTTCTGCTAAACCAAACGCATACCATGTAACAACAGAAAACACTACATTCTCTGCACCAAGTAATGCTGTAGAAGGTGCATTTATTTGTGTTGAAATTAATTACAATGGTTCACACAGTATTGCTTGGAATACAGTATTTGAATTTGCTGCATCGACTGCACCAACATTTACTTCGGCAGATGGTAAAACAGACATAATGGTATTTAGATACAATAATGCTGTATGGCAAGAAGTAGGTAGAACATTAAATTTAAGTGAAAGTTAGGATATAATATGTACGCATTAGTAACAGATAACAAAATAACAAAATTTATTAACCATCCTAAAGCTATGGTTATAGGTGATGTTCAATACCCAGCTAAAATATTTCAGCTTTGGTCAACATCAGAATTAAATGCCATAGGTATTTATGAAGTAGTATTTGATGACAGTAATAAAAAAGATAAGAAGTGGTATATTAATACCAATCAATCTTATGACTTTGCTGACAATACTGTAACAGCTTCTTATGGTACTGCTACTGCTAAAGCTCATGCAGATAGTTTATGGACACAAGATGAAATTGATGATGGAGATGCACCAGAAGGTACTTCACCTGGAGATGTAAAAGTT